AGACAACAGATTCAGGACCGGTCGCAGCGTACGTTTGGGGCAGATCACGCAGCACCTGACGGTATGCAGCCCAGGCAGCTTGATCGACGGTGGCTCCAGGGATCATGGTCCAGTCGGAAGCTGAGATGAGTTGATCACGCTTGGTGCGGATCGTGTCCCAGGTGACGGCGTTGTCAGCAGGAAGCGGTGTGTTGCCTTCTGCTAGCCAGGCAAGGTACTCCTGGTAGTCGGTGTTTTCTAAATCAGGGGGAATTGCTGCATAATGCTTATCATCAACCCATTTGCAGATGCAAATTTGTTCGTCCAAAGTGTGAAGCGTGTATGTAATTTTCATAATTCTGCACTCAGAGTAAGTAGATTGTTGTTAGCATTGAACCTCATAAAACATGGTCTATTTGCAGTAAGGCCAGTAAACGAGCCTAATTGAATAAACTTTATAAGACCAGTTCCGAACACTGTGACATCAACGGCGGATTGAGTTATATTATTAGCATTATCATTTACCTCAAGCGGTCCTGTTGAAGAAACTGAAGGTGCAGCACGCATTTCTGTCATTGGACTGAAGTTAGTGTGAACTTGTGTTGTTGAGGAAACAAGCCCATTTGTAAAGGGCACTTTTTGATAATACCGCTGACACAACGCCAGTTCCTGCCCATAACTTCTGTGTTCAAACGGTGTGGCGACGGATCCGACTTCTAGTTGGACGCCGGTAACGTCAAAGGTGGCGTTGGTAGTTCCTGCCCAAGTATTAGTGTAATCAGGTGTCCTACTGCTACTGGCAAAAGCACCCCAAGTATCCACAGTGTTACCTGCGTCGGTATAATCGGTGCCAAAAAAAGGCGAGATGTTTACCTGAAGTCCTACACCATTGTTATTGTCAAACGTAAGGTTGCTGTTCCCAGGAATAGTTTTTGTTACTTTAGTCCAAGTGTCTGCAGACAAAGAACCAAGGGAAAAGCTGTAAGCCTGCTCTGTCCCGTCAAAGCTACGCAAATAGCCGTAAAACTCTTGAGCGACACTAGAGCGAACCCAGAAAGAGAGCGTCACATAGCTTGTGGAGCTTGCGTAATTCCAGCCGCTATTTGCAATGGTTTGAGCTTCAATATATTGAAAAGGATTTCTAATATCGCTAGCGCCAGTCGCTGTCGCGGTATTCGTCAGCCTTAAAACATTTCTGAAACCCTCGTCATAAGGGGTTCCAGATGCAATTGCTGTTTGCGTATGAGTTACGGTGCCGCCATCAATTTGAACAAAGAATCTGTCTACACTTCCGTAACCGCTTGTTGTACTACTCGTCCCCCGTTGAGCCACCTGCATCGCACCGTTGATGATCAGGTTTTTATTGGGGCCAACAACATTAAAAACGTTATCAGCTAAACGTCCAGCTTCAATATCAGTAAGTGCCATTTTTCGTACCTCCTATCAAGTCTGCTCGAGGTAGCTAACTGCAATATCTAACGCGCTGGCTGTATCCGCTCGCGCTCTAAGAATGTCGCTGGATTCCATGATGATCTTCGAGCCGCTAATCAGCTCAAGCGAACCACCTGCCGGAATCGGGGCATTACGGATCAGGAAAACATCATCACCGGTATTTGCATCCAACTGAACATCAACGTTGGCGCTCGTCCCTGTCTTGTTAGAGACCAGAATGCTAAGCAGAATCACCGTGGCAGATGCTCCGGCTGTAGTAATAACCGCAGCTGCGTCTGTGATCGCGTTCGTCGTCAGATCAGCGTTGGTGTCTACCTTGAATGTGTTTGCCATATCAGCCTAGAGCAACAATAAGTGCAAGGTTTTCGGTTGAGTCAATCACTCCGCCAACTACAAGGCTGCCGGTAATTGTGACGTTTCCTGGAATGGTAACGGAACCAGATGTATCTATTGTAAGTCTAGCAATACCACCAGTAACCAGAGCAATCTGGCCGACACTCGGACTGATAATGCCAGTGTTGGTGCTGTTAGCGAACTTCAGAGCACAACTTGCTAGGGATCCAGGGGCGAGAGATGAGTTGCTTCCATCCTCACGAAGAAGCGGAAAGCCACCTGCAGTCGTAGCGTCATGGACAACACACGTCTGTTTTACGGTGTCGACGGTAACTTCACCAGTTGCTCCGGTAAAACCCTGCGTTTCTACTGTAGATCCGCGCCGGAATTGTACTTGAGTTGCCATAATCTTATCCTAACGCAATTGCAATTGCAGTAGTAAAATCTTGAGTTGCAACTGTACCGTTTTCATCCGGTACAGTAATCGTTCGGTTTGCAGTCAGTGTCGCTGTGGTCATCGTGACAGCGAAGTCACTTGTACCCCCTCCACGGCCCTGAATAATAAAACCGTCCTGAGTTGCAGCTTGACGGAAAGTTTGTCCGGTCGTGTTTGTAAATGTATTGGCACCCGTGAATGCGTTGGCAGTGCCAAGCAACGCAAATGTGCCGTTAGCGTCTGGGAATGTATAAGTTCTCGTGGTGCTCGTAGTGATCGATGCGCTGCTGAAGCGTGCAATCTTCGTGGCGTCCGTAGCATCGCGAATTGCGATACCAGAAGTACCGCCGTTGGTGATGACTGCAGCAGAGGTTATAGAGGTCAGACCAGCAATGGTTGTTGCCGTGCCACCCAAGGCGATACCGGTGGAACCAATCGTGATCGAGCTGTTAGCCAGCTGAGCGTTCGGAATCGCGCTGGTGCCGAACTCACCAGTGGAATTGTTGTAAGTAAGGCCTGAACCAGTTGCAACGCTGAGCGACTCAAGCAGAGCGACAGTACCGCTCAAATTCGGCAGGTTGATTGCCCGATCAGCATCAGGGTTGATGACTGAAAGCGTCGTCTCGTGCGCATCAGCACCGCTTCCCTCAAAGGTGATCCCGCTGGAGTTGAGGAGGATGCTGTTTGCTGCGTCAGTTGCACCGATCGTGACCGCCGTACTGATGACAGAAGTCAGTCCATCCAGAGTTGTGGAACTGGCGCCAAGAGCAATACTTGTTGTACCAACTGTGATCGTGCTGTTCGCCAGGTTGGCGTTGGCGATCGACGAACCAGTAGAAAGAAGAGTACCGCTGTTATCAGGTAAGTTCAGCGCCCGATCTGCTGTCGGATCAACAACATTGAGGGTTGTCTCAAAGTCGTTTGCTGTTGAACCTTCGAAGACAATACCAGTCGAATTGAGCAGAATGCTGTTAGCAGCATCAGCTGTACCAATTAGAACCGAAGTGCTACCGATAAGGTTGGTTGATGTAACCGAAGTTAAACCACCAAGCGTCGTTGAGGATGCACCAAGGGCAATCGCTGTGGTGCCGATGGTGATATCGTCATTCGCTAATTGCGAGTTAGGGATTGCGTTGGTCCCAAACTCACCGCTTGTGCTGTTATAAGTTAATCCAGAACCTGTGGCGACACTGAGGTGGGCACGGACCTCACTGGCAGAAGGACCAGTGTAAGTAATGACGCCGCTTGTACTGTTGTAGCTAAGAGAACCGTCGCCACCAGAATCCGTAACAGAAATCGCACCACGTGCCCTCGCATTCGTGAAGTACTCATTAGTACCTTCTGTAAGGTCTGAAGTCGAATTGCCTGCAAAATCGAGCTTATCAGTAGGAGTATTGACCTCCTCAAATAAGCCACTAACCAGACAAATAGCCTTCCTAGTTGCCATCTTGCATACCTACATGGCTCACTTAGAGCACTAAGAATGAACCGTTTGTTATACCCATCCTACCAAGACTACCGTTTTTAACGGAGTAGGATAGGAGGCTCTATCTGGATAATGAATTCCGAAGCAGAGGCTGCTTCACCGACGCGTGTCAGGAAGCGTCCTGCTGTAGATGGCGGTGTAGTAGTGATGTTCCCAGCGACAGAATCAGATAAATAAAAGATATCGCCAGCGTCTAATCCGGAGTCCGCAAGAACACCGACGATCAGAACGCGAACTTCTTCACCAGCTGACTTAGTTGTCTGGGCAAAACCGACGACCGTTGCTTTATCAAGAGTGTCATTGGCAATCGCTCGCCCAACTTTCCCATCACTAGACCTGGAGAAGAGTGCATCCCCCTGTGTCACATCTTCGAACCCTTCCGCTACGAAACCAGCGACGGAGTAAACCGTACGCCCAGCCATCGTATCTTTGAGATCAATTAGAACCTGTGTAAGACCTACTGAATTAGGCGCATACGGTTCGTAATTACTAATACCAGACATCAGCGCAACCTAATAGGCGGTTCGAGTTGAATACTGAATTCTGTAGACGTTGCACCTTCACCAACCCTGGTTACAAAATGACCTGCAGTGGAAGGAGGCGTCGTTGTGATAGCCCCAGCAGTTGCACTGAGATAGAAAATATCACCTGCATCGATGCCAGTCAGGCCATCAAGGAGACCTGCCACCAAAACCTTAACTGTGTTTCCAGATGTTGCATCGGCGTTTGCAAAACCAACGACCAAGGCCTCGTCCGCCGTGCCATCTGCCTGAGCTAATCCGCACTGACCGTCACTGGTTCGCATAAATAATGCCTCGCCCTTGGTCACATCTTCAAAGACAGTCGCATCAAAACCAACCCGAGAAGGCGCAAAGGTCGGGAAACCTTCTTTCAGGTCAATAATCGCGTCAACCAAACCGCGATAGTTCGGTTCATAAGGCTGACGGGTCATCGTGAACCCGTTGCCGCGCATTAGGTCA